TTAGATACTTCTAAATTTATGGGATGGCCTCCAGTTAAAAAATTAGGAGGATGGAGATTTAAAGATCACCTTGATTTATGGGAAGAAACAAACTCACCAAGGAGAGTATCTATTTTAGATAACCACCCAAATGAACTAGGACATATCGCTGTTTGTGATAAACTGTATAAGTTATTACAAAATCAAATAAAGCAAAAAATTTTTAAAAAAAGGTATTATAATATAATAGGAGTAGATAAGCAAACAGATAAATAGCTGTATGACAATTACAAATTCATATACTAGACAACCAACTAAACTGGACTATGCAAGTCCAACGCAGTTTAAGTTTCAAATAATTAAACTACCCAAAGTAGAGTATTTTTGCACAGCTGCAAATGTGCCTGGTATCAATCTAGGTACTGCTGAACAAATCACACCTCTAAAAGACATACCACTACCTGGTGATAGATTACAATATGATACGTTGTCTATACAATTTTTAGTAGATGAAAATTTAGAAAACTATAGAGAAATACATGGTTGGTTAACTGGTGTTGGTTTTCCTAAAAACTACGAGCAGTTTCAAGTATTACAAGGTGCAGGTACAGACAGATTTCCTACAACTCAAAATGTAGGTACTAATAAAGAATTAGGTGAAACAAAAAAGGCTACACAAGACGATGGTGGTTTGTATTCAGACGCAACATTAATGATATTGACAAGTAAGAATAATGCAAATTTAGAAGTTAGATTTAGAAACATATATCCTACAGCACTATCAGGTTTAGATTATAATCAGCAAGCTTCAGATGTTGATTATCTAACAGCAACTGTATCTTTTGAATATGCTATTTACGAGTTTGCAACTCTTGGTAGCAAAGATACTACAGAAACTACTACTTAATATTTACATAAATATTTTAAATTAATATAATGGAGTTATTATGACCTTTGATGAATTACAGCAATTGGCTGAAAAAGACCTCAAAATTAATGATACTGAATTAGATTTAGAATCATTAAAGACACCTCAATTACATAACAAGTATATGAAGTTTCATAATCAATATACTAATCTATTAAAGAAAGCAGAACAAGATAGAGATATATTATTGAGAGAGAAATGGGAATACTATACAGGTAAGGCAGACCCTAGTGTCTATCAAGTTAAACCTTTTAATATAAAGTTACTTAAACCAGATGTGGATAAGTACATAAAGGCAGATGAAGATATGATCAAACTAGAACAAAAAGTTACCTATGTACAAAGTGTAGTTGATTACCTAGATAGAACAGTTAAGATTATTTCTAATCGTGGCTTTCAAATAAAGAACGCTATAGACTGGCGTAAATTTACTTCTGGCGTTATCTAAAATGCAAAACATTATCGTTGATAAACTCAATGACGTATATATTCGGATTGACGCTGACGCCTCTATTCGTAGAGAGCTGTCAGATTACTTTTCGTTTGAAGTACCTGGATATAAATTTACACCACAGTTTCGTAATAGAGTTTGGGACGGTAAAATAAGACTTTACTCATACGCTACAGGTCAAATGTACGTAGGATTGTATCCGTTTCTAAAAGACTGGTGTAATAAGAAATCTGTACATATAGTTGAATCTAGTGATATTTTGACACATAGCAACGTCACAGCCGCCGATATAGAGGGTATGATTGAAGAATACGATCTATCTATCACACCGAGAGATTATCAAATTGAGGCATACAAATTTGCCATAGAACACGAAAGAGGTATGGTCATTTCGCCTACTGCCTCTGGTAAATCACTTATCATCTATATGTTATGCCGACACTATCTGAATATGATAAACAACAATATTCTTATAATAGTACCAACAACATCACTAGTAGAACAATTATACAAAGATTTTAAAGACTATGGTTATGACGTAGAAACAAACGTCAGCAGAAAGTACCATGGTTACGATATAGATGAAGATAAACGAATCGTTATCTCAACATGGCAATCACTATACAAAATGCCAAAGAAGTTTTTTGAAGACTATGGTGCAGTTATAGGTGATGAGGCACACTTATTTAAGGCAGTTTCATTAACAAAGATAATGACAAAGTTAGAAGATTGTAAGTATAGAGTAGGTCTTACAGGTACGTTAGATGATAGTAAAACACACAAGTTAGTATTACAAGGTCTGTTTGGTACAGTTAATAGAGTAGTTTCTACAAAACAACTTATAGATAAAAAACAACTTGCACAATTAAAGGTCATGTGTCTAAATCTAAAGTATCCTGAATCAGAGGCAAAGAAAGTATATGGTGTAAAGTACTTTGAGGAACTAGAATATTTAACTCAAAATACTGCTCGTAATAAATACATACGAAATCTTGCTCTTGCGTTAAAAGGCAACACACTTTTGTTGTTTCAATTAGTTGAAAAACATGGAGAGATTTTACATAAACTTATACAAGAAAAAGCAGAATCAGGACGAAAAGTGTTTTTCGTTTATGGTGGAACTGAAACAGATGATAGAGAAAAAATTAGAGCAATCACCGAGAAGTCGGACAACGCAATTATTGTCGCTTCTTTCGGGACGTTTAGCACTGGTATCAATATTCGTAATCTACACAACATTGTTTTTAGTAGCCCTACTAAAAGCCCTATAAGAGTATTACAATCTATTGGTCGTGGGCTTCGTGTCGGCGATAAGAAAGACAGCGCTACAGTTTATGATATATCAGACGATCTTACATACAAAGATAAAAAAAACTTCACATTAACACACTTTCAGGAAAGAGTAGGAATATATAATAGAGAAGGATTTAACTATGAAATCCATACGGTAGAGTTAAAATGAACTATACATTTTTTAATAGACGTGCTGTAAATATAGACCTTACTCATAGATGTGCTATAGAGTGCCCTAATTGTCCTAGACAATTTGCGTTTAGAGATAAAGGATTAAAGGTTCCTGGACAAGACCTTTCAGATAGCAACTTTGAAAAGATTTTAGATCATATGACAACGATAGATTTTGAAGGACAATATTCTGATCCTGTTCATCATCCTAAGTTTATAGAATTTTTAGAAAAGAGTTATGTTAAAAAAATAGATGTAGAAGTACATAATGCTTCCTCTGTAAAATCACTAAAATGGTATATCAAGGCATTTAAAGCACACCCTTTTGCTAGATGGAAATTTGCAATAGATGGTTTACCTAAAGATAGCCATAAATATAGAATAAACCAAGACGGTGAAAAACTATTTAATGTTATGAAAGAATCTGTAAACTATCTTAAAGTTAAACCTACTTGGCAGTATATAGTTTTTAAATATAATCAAAATGATATAGACGAGGCAAGTAAAATGGCTGACTCTATTGATGTTGATTTTTATACGCTAATAAGCTCAAGATGGCGAGGTCCTAATGACCCATATAAACCAACTAGAAAAAAATACATATTAGATAAAGGCCGAGGACCTTTAGCGTTTCAAAAAGATTTCTTATGGCAATAAAATTAAAACCAGCATGTTTTCAAGGATTTCCTTTGGCAGTAACTAATCAAGGTGTTTTGATTCCATGTTGTTATTGTGATGATAAACCTACACTAGAGGATCCTAAATTTAAAAAACTAATGGCTGTTAGTAAGTTAGATGACAATAAAAGTATTAAACAAATATTAAGAAAAAGAGAATGGGGACTATTTTTTAGAAACTTGAAAAAACACAAAGGACCTGAAGCATGTATGGAAACGTGTGCAGTAAAAAAAGATGATTAGTGACGAAGACTTTAAATTTTTATTACAAGAAAGCAATGGCTGTAAAAAGGCACTAGAGATAGGTACAGGTACGGGCAAATCTTCGGCTGCTTTAAAACTAAATTGTGAGGTGTACTCCGTTGACAAAGATGATATATTTGAGTATAATATAGATATAAACAGATTTAATTGTGAAAGCAAAGAATACTGGTTAGATTATATGCATTATGACTTTGACTTTGTTTTCATTGATGGCTCTATAGAAAAGGTTGATTGTGAAGAAATACTTAAACGTACAAAGGACTCTTTTAAAATTGTATTCCATGATTATATGCCTAATGAAGATAAAGACCCTGGCAAGAACAAAGGTTGGTACAATATGAAAGTATTTAAAGAAACAGCATTATTAGACTATGCTATGCAAGAGTCACAAGGCGGCTCTCATTGTGGTATGATAGT